GCTAAACAGCTAGCAGTAATTGAAGCTGAGATAAAAGAGTGTGAGGAGTATATCCGCAATGCTCTAATTATTGGCAACACGGCAGTTGTAGAGGATTTGCGCGCCGAATACAAAGAGCTCTTGGCTCAAAAACAAGCCCTAGAAAAAGGAGAAAACAAAGATGAAAAAGAAAACTAAACGCTGCGAGATATGCAGCTCAAAGCTAGACAAACAAGGCAACTGCCCTTGGGAGGGTTGCCCGGCAAGTCCAAAATACCAAAGCGAGGTAAAAGATGAGACTAACCCAAAAGCAAAAACTACAAATTCTTAAAAACATAGCTATTGAGCTACCCATCGAGATAATGCATTTTATCGTAGTGCCTATCGCTCTGCTAGCTTGCGATGAGAAAAGCGAACGCTTACCAAAGTGGGCGGCGTGGTTTGATGAGAACGACTACGGGATAAACGGCGATGATGGCTGGAAAAACGAGCACTTCCCAAATGGCAAGAACAGAACCTACTTTGCGAGGCTTTGTTGGCTCTATCGTAACAGAATAGGAAACTTTAGTGCGAAGTATCTAGGCGTTAGAGTTGAAGATATAGATGCAAACAGTGTTAAAAGTGTTGGCGATACTCTAGCTACAGAAAACAAAGGAACAAAAAGCACCGAGTGTATAGTGACTTGTAGGATGAAAGACGGACGTGAGCGCTTTGGTTATTACCGTGAGATTAGATACGGTAAATCTAAGTTTTATTGCAGGATATATCTAGGCTGGAAGCTTATGGATATTTGCGGGATGAATGAAGAGAACAAAAGCACATATCTTGAAGCAGATGATAAGAAGGTGCTTAAAAGTGTATGGTGCGTAAATCCGTTTAAAAGGGTGCTAGGGAGTAATAATGATAAATCCTAGTTTATATCTTAGTGGCTTCTTGCTACTTGCCACTTTGTTTCTAGGGTATAGGTATCAAAGCTTAGATAACGAACTTAGCGTTACAAGAGCTAATCTAAAGGCTAGCGATGAGATGAACCAAAATCTAAAAGATGAGATAAACGAGCAAGATAGGCTTATCTCTCTTAAGCTTGATACCATTGAAAAGGTCAGTAGGCAAAAGCAGATAATAGAGATAAAAGCAAATAAAGTGAAAGAAAAGGTGCAAAATGAGGACAAAAAAGATATGTCTAGTGCTCTTGACATCAGTGTTTCTTATGTGCTTGATGGGTTGCGCAAACAAGGAAGTAGTAAATAAGTATGACAAGATACCTAGCTACCTTCTTGAAGCTCCTATGATAGCAGATAGAAACGTAACAAATCAAAGTGATGCAGGGGTGCTATTAATAGATGTTTATAGTGGTTATGAGAAGTGTATAGGACAGCTAGAGGACATAAAAAAGTATGAAACAAAAAGAGACAAACAATAAAAGCATGAGGATGCGTAAATGGAAGCTATCATAAAAAAGACTAAGAAATTTTGGTTTAATAAAATGGTTGTAGTAGAAATAGTATTGTCCGTCCTAATAATGCTCATCTTTACATATAAATTTTAAGAGGCTAGCGATGGATGATCTTATGGATAGGCTAGGCTTTTACTTTTGGGTGATAATAGTTGGCTTTGTGGGTGGTGTGCTAAGCATTGCAGGGGGTAACGCCAAGGTTGCAAGCGATGGTAAGGCTATCATAAATTTTTTTGTTGGCACGATAAGCTCAACCTTTATATGCTGGGTAGCTTATGAGACAGCTTTTTATTTCACAGAAAAAGGGAGCTTTAGTCTTGCAGTTGGTGGCTTTTTTGCCTGGCGTGGCACAGCTTGGGTTAGTACCGTGATCGACAAGGCTATAGACAAAAAGATAGACAACTTCAGTGATAACAACTATGACTATACGCCAAAACCGCCACAAGACTACAATTTTAAGGATGAAAAATGAACTACACACAAGCTTTTAATCTTTTAATGAGTTTAGAATTTAACAGCCCTAAAAACGCACTACATAAAAACCCAAATGAAAAAGGCTTAACTTTTATGGGTATTTATGAAGCAGCTAACCCAAAATGGCAAGGGTGGGGACAAGTTAGAGCAGCGATCAACGCATACGGCGATCTTAAAAAGGCTAGCGTAGCTTTGTATAACGATGATGCACTTGTAAATTTAGTGGCAAACTTTTACAAGAAAACTTATTGGGACGCTCTAAGCCTGGATGACGTAGATAGCCAACTAAAAGCAAATGAGCTTTTTTGTTTTGCGGTGAATGTTGGCACAAAAAGTGCCGTGCGTGTGCTTCAAAATATGCTAGGGCTTACAATCGACGGCATAATGGGGGCAAATACACTAAAAGCGCTAAAAGCTTATGATACGGTGGCATTTGATAGTGATTTTGATAGGGCAGAGATCGCATATTATAGAAATTTGATACGAAAAAACCCACGCCTTGGTGTATATGAGCAAGGTTGGGAGAATAGAGCAAGGATCGTGTAATGGCTGAAAGAAATTTAGGTGCTGAGATCGATGAAATAAAAGCACAACTACAAACAATTATAAACAAGATCGGTAGCCTTGAAGATGAAACTAGATCGTTGCGAAGTTTTGCAAATGACCTAAACAACACAATCAACGGCTTTTCATCAAGGATTAGACGAATAGAAACAAATGGATTAAAAAGTGCCGTAAGCGACTTGCGTGATGATCTTGATTTGCAAAGAATAAAAGTAACTAGACTGGAGAGAAAAGACAATGGACTTTAAAAACGCATATTTAGAAAGAACGAGAGAATTATTAAAATTAAGCATTGGAGCCGATACACCATATCAAGAAACACTAAAATATCTTGATGATTGTTTTGAGAAATACGAGATACCAAACCAGCACAGAATAAACGTGCTTTCTCAAATGTTGCCGCTAATCACAACGCAATTTACTATTACCGCAATGCAAACTGGGCTGGAGCTAACACAACAAGACCTAAGCTTTGAGCTATCACTTAAAAACCTTGAAAAACAAGCAGCCGCAATGGATGCAAACATCGAAGGGATAAAAGAACAAACTAGAAACACAAAGCTAAAAAATGATGAACTAGAGGCACAAGCAGCGGATAAACTAGAAAATTTAAAGGAGCAAAATAACCTTTTACGAGCTCAAATAGCAAAACTTGCAAAAGAGCAAGCACTAGCAGAAAGCCAACAACGAGCAGTAGATAGGCAAGTAATCGACAATAGAATAATCAAATCAATGTCAGTGCTTGGAAACTTCATAGCAGAAAATCAAGCTGGTGGTATGATAGTGCCGTCTGATATGACAAAGTATTTGTTTAATATGGTGCATGCGCTAATTAAAAACGATATAACGATCGATGAAAACAAAAACTTCATTATGACAAAGAAATGATCGGCTTAAGCGATATATTAAATTTAACAAACTCAGACACTGACGATGACTATGAGTTTATGGCTGGTGGGCAGTTTGATTTTTACCAAGCAGGCAGCCTTGGCTGTTCTGCTTTTAACATACCTTCGCCTGATTTAAGGAGCTTTTTTATCGCACAAGCTGGCAACTTAAGTGGTGCAATAATAGGGCTTAATGAAGACTTTGCCGAATATGTGCTAATGCCGATGATAATCGCTATAAACCAGCCTGATTATGATACTAGCATAAATTTACTTATTGATAGCGTAGAAGCGGTAACAAAAATAAAATTTTCTACTCCTAAAAACTCAAACAGAGATAGCCGCTTTGGCAGGATAGACGGGAATGGCTTTGCCAGTTTGCAAAGAGGCGACTACACAAGCCTAAAAGAGTTTTTAAGTGAAATAAGAAACGACAGCTATGCTGAAAATTTGGTTGAAAATATCGGCAAAATGTATGGCGGAGTTGTAGGGCAAGCTTTAGCTGGTATGCTATATGACGGCATCGTGAATGGACGCTTTAACGCCGTGAATGTAGCCGAAGCAATGTATCAAAATATGAAAAGCACGCTAACCTCGGTCGCTATCCAAAACACGCTTTCAGCGCTTGGCACAACTATATCTCCTCTAGGCGTAGCTCCGATAGCTGGGCTAATTAATGCTCTTGTAACCGAAGTTTTCGAAATGGCAGTAGGACTTGATAATAGTTTTGGTTTTGGTGGTGATCTAAACGCAGTAGTAGGCAACACAGCGTTTTATGATCGCCCTATGAGTTTTGGTGAGTTTATGCAAGATACGTTTAGCGGGTGGTTTGGCATCCCTGACGTAACGATAGCGCAAACAGACTACAACGGCAACATAACTGGCGTGAGAGTTGGCAAACAATTATACGGATATAAAATGGAACAAGCCTTTGATGATGCGCTACACGGTAGAGCTGGTAAAAAAACACTAACTAGCCTTGACCCAGCAAGAGCCGCGATGCAAAACTTCACACGTAATAAGTTAGATGGCATAAGATCACAAAGCTCGCTAATGACAAATATGCGCATGGATAGTCTAGGCAGGCTAAACTACGAGATAAACACTCGCACATCGCTACAAAATGCAGGTTTTGACACAACACTATCAGATGTGGCATTTAGTGCGACGCAGCAGATAACAAAATCACTGCTTGATAAGGTGATAGCCTTTGATTTAAACGCCTTTAATATCACACCAGCTGGAACGTCAGAAAGTGATCACGCTAACGCTAGCACAACAGCCAAAGAAAACACATATACTGGCTCAAATGAGTGGGCAAACACTGCCACAAAACTTGCATCAATAATGAGAAATGGCGGCAATGGGCTTGGAGTGTCGGTTGATAAAAACGGAAATTTTAGTTTTTCAAATACTCCAGCAGGCAACATGGTAGAGGCAATGGGTTTGGTTGGCTTTGGTGGAGCTAAAATAGACTATGGGCTTGCTTCAAAAGTAGCTGCTGCCCTTGCTGCCGCAAAAATGGCTATCGAAAAACAAAAAGCAGCAGAAGCTGCCGCTAGCAAAAATGGAGGAAGTGGTGGTAGAGACTTTAGTCACAGCGTTGGAAGTGCCAGCCACACTGCTTTTGATGATAGAAACTTTAGTGATAAATTTTCTGGTAGGGACTGGGGTGGAAATAAAAAACAAGCAGGTGGGCGTAGTGCTGCTAGCCGAGAAAGGCAAAGAGAAAAACACGGCTCTAGCTCTTCAAGCTCAAATAGTAGAGCTGGGGGCAGAAGTGCAAGAAGTAGAGAAAGACAAGCCAACAAAAACGGACGAAGATAATTTTTTGTAAAATAAAAAGCGTGTTTAAAACCAAAAATGTATAAAAAAATGTATAACTAAAAAATCTAAAGTATTTATTTATAGGGGTATATGAAGATTTTTTTGGCGTCATTCGAGGCCACCATTTTTATATCAAATTCTCTAAAACACAAAAAACTAAAAAAATAAAATTTAAAAATATTTTTTGTAACTTTTGTCTTTTTAAATTTTAAGCTAAATCCCTAAAATACGGCAAACTATTACTAAATTTAACTCTAAAATTTACAACTTCACATTTCTAAAATGTCACAACTGTGCCAAAGTACAATAGCTATAAAATAAATTTTTTACTTATAATTGACAACATAAAAATACGCAAAGGGGAAAAATTATGAGTAAAGTTAAAGGACTAATAAAATCAATAATTGGCACGGATGCCATCGTCGCAGTTGATGCTAATGGAAATCAAAGATCTCTAAAAGCTGGCGACGTGATCTATGACAACGAGGTCATAAAAGAGCAAGACGGCGTAAAGGTTGAGGTGCAGCCTCTTAATAGTGAAAATGAAAAAGCTAGCGATGAGACCAGCAAAGAGATCGCCTCGCTTCAAGAGCAGTTATTAAATGGTAAGAACATCACTGATCTTGAAGAGACTGCAGCTGGTGGTAATGCCTCAGCAGGCGGTAGCAATAGTGGAGATGGTGTTAGCCTTGGTGCTGCTAGCTTTGCAAATGGTGGTCACTACTCAAACATTAATGCAAATTTTGAAAACCTAAGCTCTCAAGCAAACGCTAGCGCAGAGGCCTTTACAAATGTAAGCAGTGGCGCAAGCGAGGAGGGCTTTAGTCTTGATACACTTGCAGCCGCGATAGATAATGCATATAACAATATATTGTCGCAGCCACTAGAAGTATCTGTCACAGCAGTGGATGATAACGTAGTGACTGGTAATACAGATCAGGCAGTAAGCAGCAACCTTGACA